AGATCATACAGACCTCCCATGAGCAATTCTAGGGCTACAGTGATATGAGATATAATCCCACACATAACCCCAACCTTCATACCATTCCCCATCTTTTTTAACCCTTATGACTGTGCTCAGTGCTTGGTCGTAGGCTTCCCCACCCCCAGTACTAAAACATAGGATTAATTTATTAGGCGATTGTTCTTTATTAGGCGATTGTTCTTTAACATAATGATGACCAGTGTGGGTTTCAGACCCTATACCATGACAATAGTCTTTCTTGTCTCCCCAGCCAAAGCCTTCCCAACGGTCTTGATTTTCACGACGCATCACGTAATCAAGCCAGTAATATACATTAACATGCTCATCGTACAGTTTTTGGGCATTACTATGATTGAGTTCAATGATATTGTAGCCGTGAGTCTCTTCGGTTCCTATTTCTAACATAGGTATATAGCCATCTTGCCTTTCAGCTTGACCTTTTTCCCATGCGTTAAAATAAGAACCACCACCGTATGACGAGATTACAAAGTCTTCTGGATTGTAGTCAAAGTATTGAATATTCCAGAATTCATTGTAGTCTGTTATAGCTTTGTTGAGAGGAGCTAGATCGACTGAAAAATCTTTTAATACATTTTCAGACATTTGATTCCTCCGATTGTTAAACACATTGTTAATAAACTATTTATTAACCATACTATTATACTAACGACTAGGTGAATCGGTAGGAGTTGTAAAGGAGTTGTAACTACTTTACAAAGTTAGTAAGTGCTTACTTACTTGACTGTTTTAGTGGGCACTCAATATTTAGTTAGTGATCACTTACTTGCTAGATCGACTAAACTCGTTCATAAGTAAAGAGGAATGGGCTATTGGTATATAGGGTTGCGTGGAAGAAATAATAAAAATGTAAAAAAGGGACAGTTTAGCCAATAGCCCAATAGCTTTTGATTAGAAATGTAATAAACAAAAGGAGTAGGGATATATTGAGCTGGGCTATTAGCCGAGTATTGGTGGAATTGGGGTAATAAGTGAGTAATGTATTGGTAATAATGCACGATGATGACGTGTGTTGTAAAATAGAGTGTTTACTTTTAAACAGTGGTGCATATATAATAGAACTCTGGTATTCAACTAGGTTTTCCTTGTTTCGGAGGAAAACAAGGAAAAGGTACAGATGTCGAGAACAAAAGGATCAGGAACTCTCACCCCTCAACAAGAGAAATTCGCACAGAATGTTGCCAAAGGCATGAATAAAACGCAGGCTGCCATTGCAGCTGGGTACTCGGAGAAGAATGCTCAACGTGCTGGTACTATGCTTGCCAGTAAGAACAATCCTAAGGTCTTGGACCGTATCACTGTTCTTCAAGAGCGTGGGGCTTACCGAGCAGGACTGGAGCTCGGAACTCATTTAACAGACTTGAAGGACATTCGTGATGGGGCAGTGCGCAATGGGGCTTGGTCTGCTGCGGTAACGGCAGAGGTCAGTCGTGGAAAGGCAGCAGGTCTGTATGTGAACAGGTCGGAGCTCACAGTCAATAAGGTAGAGACCATGAATAAGGAAGACATTCTTGCCAGAATGCAACAGTTATATCACGAGACAGGAGGAATATTGCCTCCTGGAACTGTAATAGAGGGAGAGAGCAAGACGCTCGACGAATAGACATAGGACTCCCCTTGGTACACAACTTTCGCAGAACCAATTATCGGAGAGTTAGGGAGGTCTAGGACCTCCCGACTCTAAACTCTAGCCCTCAGGATCGAAGTTAGGACCATCAACAATCACTAGGTAGCGACAGGTGACGATGTCATACTTCAGATCTGCCCAGTCAAAGTATTGAGACTCAACACATTCGCGTAGAGTTTTGCCGTCGGCAAACTCCGCACGCTCGTGGTGTTTTCTCGCTTGAGCTTTGACAAGACGCGACTCGTTTATCGCAAGGATTGAGTCCATATATTCAGACATTTGAGTCTGAAATTGAGACCCACGACCTTGAGATTTGCGAGTAGCTTGAGCGACTAGAACTTCAAGAGCAGACTCTAGATCTTTGTCACCAGCGATGGCGAGTCCGACCAGTTCTTGAGCGTCTTGAAGACTTGGCGTTTTAGCTTGATCTTCTTTCATTACATTTTCCTTATAATGAATTAAACACACCCCAGCAGCCAGGACTGGGAATTAAGAAACTCATTTACTTAATACCCATTATACGCCTGAATATGTGAAAGTAAAGGGCTTTGTTAAGATTGCCAAATGTTTCTATAAGGCTTGCCATTGCGTGCAATTGGTATCGCTTGCCATTGCCAAAAACGCAATTTTAGAATACAATAAACCAATGCCCAATGCCCTATACCTATATACTATTACATTCTAGATTCGGGCTAAGGGGTAGCGAGAGAATCTCGATTTTTAGACGATCTCTCCCCTCGGGCGTTTCACCCGATTAATCAGCGGTCACTGATTCTACTCTTTAGCTTCTAGGATCTAACAGATAGCCTTGTCTAATATCGTAGAGAATGTCAGCTATACGGTAACTACCGTGTGGCTGGTTCACTACTTTAGTCATGGCATCCGCTACGCATTTCCCGTCAGCTTGATCAACTCTTTCAGCAATGTAAACAGCTTGAGCATCTTTAGGACCACGGTTAAGAACCATGTGATCTTCAAGACCTTTTCTGTTTACGGCTTTGGTGTTGACTTTAGTGAATACATCTAAGCATTCACCTAGTTCAGCATCATCGCCTATTGCCTTCAGGAGTCTAGCCTTGGCTTCATCTCTGGTAAGAGATTGGGCTTTGGCGTTAGCTTTTTGAGATTTACTCATAGCATTTTCCTCGCTTAAAGCGTTAAACACACACGCCTAAAAAGGCGTAACCTAAAACTTTTAAAAAACCTACCTTTTAAAAAGGTATATATAGGTTACTACTTTACTTTATAAAAGTAAAGGGGTTTTATTAACTTATTTAATATAAGGGTTAAATAAGGGTTAATTTAAGGTATATAAAGGTTAAAAAGGTATTAGCGTTTTAGTTAACGTAGTTAGTAACCCCCTACCCCCCCTATAAATAGGTAGCTTTTAGGCACGTATCCGCCTGAGTTTTTCAG